AAAATCTACAATTCACGGTTTTATTAAAGATGATCCAAATGTTATCAAAAAGTACAAAGAACAACATTCTCATGAATGGGTAGATATTCTAGGAAAAGGGAATTATGATATACAAGAAGATAATTCACAATGGAATGAAAGTTTAGATGTATTTGTTGGTTCATTTGACGAAGAAGAAGATTAATATATGAAAAGAGATTTACTTGATATGCTTAATAATTTATCTGAGCATGAAATAAATGAAGATAAAAAACATGACAGAGTTCTTTTAATAGATGGTTTAAATCTATTTTTTAGAAACTTTGCTATGGTAAACATGGTAAATGATTCTGGATCTCATGTTGGTGGGATGGGTGGATTTTTAAGGTCGTTAGGCACTCTTATAAACCAAATGCATCCAACCTCTATGTATATTGTATTTGACGGTATGGGTTCTTCCACAAACAGGAAGAACCTACACCCCGAATATAAATCAGGAAGAAATTTCCGTATTACTAATTGGGATATGTTTCAACATCTAGATGATGAAAATGAAGCTAAATCTGATCAAATAAGACGATTGATCCATTATTTAGAATGTTTACCTGTTAAAACTGTGGCTATCGATAAAGTAGAGGCAGATGATATTATAGCATATTATAGTAAACATCTTCCTAAAACCTACAATTCTAAAGTTTACATTGTATCTAATGATAAAGATTTTTTACAATTGATAAATGAAAACGTTGTAGTATATCGACCCACTGAAAAAGAATTCTATAATAAACAAACTATTAAAGATAAGTTTGGAGTATTAGCAGAAAATTTTATATTGTATAAAACACTATTAGGAGATAATTCAGATAAAGTACCAGGTGTTAAAGGTTTAGGTGAAAAAGGTATATTTAAAAAATATCCTGAATTACTAACCACACCAATGGTATTAGAAGATATATTTGATATAAGCGCTAATAAATACAAAGATCATGAGGTGTATGCTAGGGTTATATTAGATCGATCTCGATTAGAAAATAATTTTAAAGTGATGAATTTAGATAATCCTCTAATAAGTGATGTAGAAAAAGAATTTCTTAAAGATCTTATAAAAGAAGATATACCATCTTTAGATATTGTAGAATTTATGAAATATTATGAAGAAGATGGGTTAGGAAGAATGATCAAAAATACTGAATATTGGTTAACCAATACATTCAGCTTGTTAAACAGTTTTAAAAATAAATAAAAGTTATATATGTGTAGTTTACAATCACTCTCCCAATATGGGTCTGGTTTTCAAATCAAAGTTATATCATCATTGTTGACTTATAAAGAGTTTTTACTCAATATACATGATGTGTTAAGTGACGAATACTTTGAAATCCAATCTCATAAATGGATTATAAAAGAAATCCTAAAATACTATGATAAGTACCATTGTCCACCGACAATGGAAGTATTAAAAGTAGAATTAAAGAAAATAGATAATGAAGTATTACAATTATCTATTAAAGAACAATTAAAAGAAGCATATAAAACATCTGATGAAGATCTAAAATATGTTCAAGGAGAATTTAGTAATTTTTGCAAAAATCAACAATTAAAGAAAGCACTACTTAATAGTGTAGACTTATTAAATGCAGGTGATTACGATTCTATTAGACATTTAATTGACAATGCTTTAAAATCAGGACAAGACAAAAATATAGGACACGAATACAACAAAGATACTGAATCTAGATATCGTGAAGAACATAGAATTCCTATAGCAACACCTTGGGAAATGTTTAATGATCTATTACAAGGTGGATTAGGAGGAGGTGACTTTGGCCTTATATTTGGTAATCCAGGAGGTGGTAAGTCATGGACTCTAGTAGCATTAGGAGGATGGGCTGTTAAAATGGGGTATAATGTATTACACTATACTTTAGAATTAGGCTCAGACTATGTTGGTAGAAGATATGATGCTTTCTTCACAGGTATAGATGTTGGTAAAATTAGTAAGTTTAAAGATGATGTAGAAAAAGAAGTAGATATGTTACCAGGTAATTTAATTATCAAAGAATACTCACCAGGTAAAGCTACTATATCTACACTTGAATCTCATATTAAAAAATGTATTGATTTAGATTTCAAACCAGATCTTATAATTATAGACTATGTTGATTTATTACGTTCAAAACGAACAAATAGAGAACGTAAGGACGAAATAGACGATATTTATATAAGCACTAAAGGTTTAGCTCGAGAATTAAATCTTCCAATATGGTCAGTTTCTCAAGTTAATAGAGCTGGAGCAAAAGATGATGTAATTGAAGGAGACAAAGCAGCAGGAAGCTATGACAAGATTATGATAACAGATGTAGCTATATCTTTATCTCGTAAACGTCAGGATAAAGTAAACAATACAGGTCGTTTTCATGTTATGAAAAACAGATATGGAGGTGATGGTATGACATATTCAGCTAATGTTAACACATCTAATGGTCATATTGAAGTATTAGGAGAATTTGATCAAGATGATGAACCACAACAACCAACTAACAACAAAAATACTTTTACAAACTTTGATAGTTTTGATAAAAACCAACTAAAACAAAAATTCTTTGAATTACAAGCATAAAATATGATAAAACCACAATCCATTAGAAAAGGAGTTAATATATATCTTAATAGAGTATTAACTGACAAACAATCGATAATAGAGTTAAGCAAAGAATGGAGTCCAACTCAAGAAGCATTGTTTAAACGTTTGTTAAAAGAAGGAGGGGAGATAAATATTAAAGGAGTTAATATAAAAATAACAGTACAAGAAAAAATATTAACATCTCAAGGAGAAAAAGACGGGGGCATAATCGTTGCACCAGGCTCTGATACTAGATTCTAAATTTAGTATACGTATAACTACACTATTAATGTTTAACAATAAAAATTTATAAAAAAAATGAATATCGAACAAGATATACTAAGTGAACTTACAGTTTATATGAAATACTCTAAGTATGTTCCTGAACTTAACCGTCGCGAAACGTGGATTGAATTAGTCAATCGAAATAAAGAAATGCATCAGGAAAAATTTCCTCAACTTAAAGATGAAATTGAAAATGCATACAAATTGGTATACGATAAGAAAGTATTACCATCTATGAGAAGCCTACAATTTGCTGGGCGTCCAATTGAATTAAACAATTCGCGCATATTTAACTGCTCTTTCTTGCCGATAGACGACATGCGTGCTTTTAGTGAAATTATGTTTTTATTACTTTCAGGATGTGGAGTTGGATATAGTGTGCAAACACATCACGTTGACAAATTACCTGAAATAACAATACCAGTAAAAACTAAACGTTATTTAGTAGGTGATAGTATTGAAGGATGGGCTGATGCTGTAAGAATGTTATGTAAAGCTTACTTTACAGGAGGAGCATTACCTATATTTGATTTTAGAGATATTCGTCCTAAAGGAGCTCAACTTATCACTGTAGGTGGTAAAGCACCTGGTCCAGAACCATTAAAAGAAGTTTTATTCCAACTTCAGAAAATTTTCGATAGAAAGAAAAACGGTGAAAAACTTACATCACTTGAAGCCCATGATATGGCTTGTCATATAGCTGATGCTGTATTAAGTGGTGGTATTAGACGTGCTGCTTTAATATCATTGTTTGATTTAGATGACGAAAACATGTTAACATGTAAATTCGGTGAATGGTGGGAACAAAACCCACAACGAGGTAGAGCTAACAATTCAGCTATGATTTTACGCCATAAAATTACAGAAGAAGAATTCTTCAAACTATGGAAAAAAATTGAATTAAGTAATTCAGGAGAACCAGGAATATATCTTTCAAACGATAAAGAATGGGGTACTAACCCATGTTGTGAAATTGCTTTACGTCCGTTCCAATTCTGTAACTTATGTGAGGTGAATGTTTCAAATGTTGAATCTCAAGAAGACTTAAATGAAAGAGTACGTGTTGGAGCATTTATAGGTACATTACAAGCAGCATACACTGACTTTCATTACTTGCGCGATATTTGGCGCAAAACAACCGAAAAAGACGCGTTACTCGGTGTTGGTATGACAGGTATTGGATCTGGCGCTGTATTAAATTATGATTTGAAAAAAGCAGCAGATTTAGCTAAAGAAGAAAATGCTCGTGTAGCTGAAGTAATCGGTATAAATAAAGCCGCTCGTGTAACAACAGTTAAACCAAGTGGTACTAGCTCATTAGTGTTAGGAACATCTAGTGGTATTCACGCTTGGCATAACGACTACTATGTGAGAACAATCAGAGTAGGTAAAAATGAAGCAATATACACACACCTAGCAATCAACCATCCGGAATTAGTTGAAGACGATTTCTTTAAACCAACAATTCAAGCTGTAATATCAGTACCACAAAGTGCACCTGAAGGTTCTATTATAAGAACTGAAGATGTTATGGACATGTTAGAGCGTGTTAAGAAATTTAACATAGAATGGGTGAAAAAAGGTCACCGTAAAGGAGCAAATACAAACAATGTATCAGCTACTGTTTCTATCAAAGAAGATGAATGGGAAAAAGTAGGTCGTTGGATGTGGGAAAATAAAGAAACATTTAACGGATTGTCAGTATTACCTTATTTTGGAGGAAGCTATACTCAAGCACCATTCCAAGATTGTACTAAAGAACAATTTGACGAAATGGTGAAACATTTACATGGTGTTGATTTATCTAAAGTCATAGAGTTTGATGACAACACATCACTGATGGAAAACGTAGCTTGTAGTTCAGGTCAGTGTGAAATAGTGTAACGGAGGAACATGTGAGAATAATCTCCTGCCATATTTATAATAAACAATGATATGGCAGGAGTTATTTATAAAATTACTAATCCTAATGATAAGATTTATATAGGGTGTACTATTGACTTTAAACGTAGATTATCTGAATATAGACGATTAAGTATAAACGGTCAAGTTAAAATATATAATAGTTTATCTAAATACGGATTTGATAAACATGTGTTTGAAATAATAGAAGAATGTGATGATGATGCTCTTCATGAACGAGAAATATACTGGATTAAGTATTTTAACTGTATAGAGGAAGGATTGAATATTAGGTTAGGAAACCGAACAGGATCTTTAACAGAAGATACTAAACAAAAAATATCAGCAGCGCTAAAAGGAAGAAAAAACACATGGATTAAGCCAGGAGGAGGAGTAAAAGGATACAAATATACAGAAGAACAAAAACAAAAAATGAGAAAACCTCGTGTAAATAGATGGGAACGAGAAAAGCTAATATCACCTGCTATAGTTGAAGAAATAAGAAACAAATTTCAATCAGGAACCAAACGTTCAGACTTAAGTAGAGAATATAATGTAAGTTGGGGTACTATTAAAAATATAACAGATTATATAAACTCATATCAAAAATAAAATAAGTTTGGCTCCCATAAGGAGCCATCTTATATTCATATTTATAACAAACAAGAAAACAATGAACAAACACGAATTAAGACAAATAATCAAAGAAGAAATTAGCAAAGTGTTAAATGAAGCTGATGCAAAAATTAATATTGATAAATTAAAACAAATATTAAAACAAGCTTCTGAAGCTACTAATAATAATGGTAAAAAAATTCTTAATGGGGATATTAATAATTTTCTTAAATTTATACAATTAGCAATTACATCATTTAAAAATAAGGATGCAAGTTGGGGCGATAAAGTAACTGGTACTCCATTATTATATATGTTCCTAACCAATAGATATAAGGGTGAAGATAAAGAAAAATGGCAAGCCTTCAATGAAATTATGCAAGAATTCTCTGCAGCATCTTATACCAGCGAAAAAGAGGGTGACCTTAACCCTGAAAAATCTATAGATTACCTACAAGACGCACTAACTAAATTACAACAGTATGTTGATTCATTTTAATCCATTCAAAAAGCCAAGAACATTCAGGCTAATTAATTTAAAAATATCATAAAATAAGTTTGGCTCCGTTAAGGAGCCATCTTATATTCATATTTATAACAAACAAGAAAACAATGCAAAAACACGAATTAAGACAAATAATCAGAGAAGAAATTAGCAAAGTAATTAATGAAGGAAAAAAATATTCTTTTACTTTTGATTACAACACAGATGATGATGATGTTGAGTACATCCAAAGCCTATTAAAAAAAGCAAATGTGAAGGCAAAAGCAAAAGCGGATAAAGTAGATTCTGAAATAATGGTAGTTAAAGCTGATAGTGAAGATGAATTACGTAAAGCTAAAAAAGCAATTTCTAAAGATGGATTTCAAATCCATTCAAAAAGCCAAGAATACTCAGGCTAATTAATTTAAAAATATCATAAAATAAGTTTGGCTCCCACAAGGAGCCATCTTATATTTAGGTATATGGCAAGAGGTAGAAAAAAATTAATTGAAAACATAGTTGAAAAAGTAACTAAATTTGAACGTCATTATGAAGATGATGAAACCACTCAAATATGGAAATACGATTTAGCTAAATCTAATGGTCCAGTTGAAATTAAAATCTCATACAAAAATAGTATTGACAAAAACTGGGAAAAACGAGCTAAACAAGCCAAAGATGAAAGACGTACTGAACGTCAGATGAATAAAATTAATTTAAAAACAAAGACTAAAACTAAAACCAAAACTGGTAAAAGAGGTCGTCCATCTAAAAAATAAATATTTATATGAGCACATTAGATAAAATATACCCAATCCACAGAGCACAATTGTTAAAGACTTTTAGTAAGCAAGCTTTAATATTAGAATTAGGACTTGAAGAAAACAGTTATACAGGTAAAAAACGTGGAAGAAAAATAAGTAAAATAAACAAAAACATTGAATTAAAACCAAATTACAAAACATACGCTTAGTAATTAAATTCAAAACGCCCTTTTGGTGGAATTGGTAGACACGCCAGACTTAGGATCTGGTGCCGAAAGGTGTGAGAGTTCGAGTCTCTCAGAGGGCACTAAAGTGTAGGTTCTTTGACATAAAACAAAAATAAAATTATTATGGAAATATTATCATTTGCTTTTGGAGTACTTTTGATAATTGTATTACTATCAGTAATCGCAGTTATTTTAGGTGCTATGAAGGTTAACAAACAAGAAAAACAAATAAAATACTTAGAACAACGTATCACAGACACTGAACGAAGTATATGGCATGATATGTCAAATAATCGTTCAGAAATACATCGTCGTATAGATCATGTAGAGACTCAGTGTAATTCGTATACAGATAAACGAATTGATAAACTAATCGACACTTACTTTAAAGTGGAGACAACTAAAGAACAAACAAAAAAATTAATTAAAGGATAAATCCGTTAAAGAACCTACACTTTTTTTATAAAATAATTAAAAAATAAAAATTATGATCATAGTATTAACAATAACAACATTTGTATTAGCTCTATTTTTAATGTCAGCTATAATACACATCATTAAAATACAAAAAGAATTAAAAACCATCTTCCAAATTGAACAAGAACAAGATGAATTACTAAGAATGATTGTAGAGCATAACAAAAACATGGCATCAGCTGTTAAGGACCTTCAGGATTATGTGTTTGAACAACCAACCACAATATATCCTTTTGGAAGAATAATGGGTGAAGCATAAAAATAAATTTGGCTACCTAAAATAAAGATCGTATATTTATGAAGATGAAAAAAATAGCAATAACATTTATATTACTTGCCACGGTAATGTTACAATCGTGTGAAAAGGACAATACACAACCTGCACAACCAATAGAGTTATCAGGTTATAAAACTTATACATTAGATGGGTGTGAATACATAGTAGTGGGGGAAGTTCAATATCGATGGGGTTCACATAAAGGGAATTGTAAAAATCCAATTCATTACGCGAAATAATAAAATAGTCAGGTGGTGTAAGTGGCAACACGGAGTTCGATTCTCTAATTAACGTAAAATCTTTAATATTGTAAGGAATGATACAGGTTCGAATCCTGTCCTGACTGCTAAACGTAAAAACAACACCTCCCCATTTTTTTGTTCTGTGCACGGGAAGGGTTTATAAGGAGGTTGAGATTGGATGACGTTTGTCTTTTGTAATCCAACAATAAACAGAAAAAGGCATAGTCAGGTGGTGTAGTGATTACATAATCAATTTATTTGATGGACACAGGTTTGATTCCTGTCCTGACGACAAAACATATTGCCTGATGGTGTAATGGTAGCACAGCAGTTTTTGGTACTGTTAGTCTTGGTTCGAATCCAGGTCGGGTAACTAGATAAACAAACATGAAAAAACTAATATTAGTCTTGCTGACTATAACAGCATTGGCGAGTTGCAAAAAAGATTCGTTGAAAAATTGTAAATGTGGTATTATAACAGATGATGCTATAGAAAATGGAAATGATTTTACTTTAACAATCAAAAATGATTGTTCAGGAAATACTAAAAAGTTTTATGTATATCTTAACACTTGGATGGATGGTGTAGTTGGTGAAAACTTTTGTATGACTGAAATATGGTAATTTAAAAACAAAATAATATGAAAATAGAAAGAAAAAATACACTTATTAATAAGTTTAAACGAGCGATATACATTGGAGAACAATATTTGGACATTATAATATATGATATGCCTAGATTTTTAAAGAACTTATGGTTGTTTAGAAAAGACTTATACAATTATCGTTGGTACTCAGGACAACATGCAGTACTTCCATTTATGAAAACAGCCTTAGTGGATATGGCTAGTAATACTGATGTATATGGAATGGAAATAGAAATTTCTAAATCTAAAAAAGTAATGAAAATGTGGAGAGCAGCAAAGCTAATGGAACACTTCATTGAAGAAAACTTTGTTGAATTAGCTGAGAATGAGTTAGGTGAGATTGCACATCGTGATTTTGAATTTGAAGATGCTCCAGATCATCCAGGTTGCTATCAATTAGTAAATAACAATACTCCAGAAGAAGAAGAACATAATACTAAAGTATTTGCTCGAGCTAATGAAATTGAAGAATCAATGTGGTCTGAGTTATGGGATATTCTAAAAGGACAAAACCCAGCTGAAATAAAATCATCACCAGAAACAACCGAAAAGGAATACGATGACTGGTATGATGGTTCTGGGTTAAGAAATTGGTGGGATTAAAATAAATTTGGCTACCTAAAATAAAGATTGTATATTTATAAAAACAAAAATATGGCAAAAATAATTTTAGAATTTGACGGTGTAGAAGAATTTCAAGATGCTAGAACAGCATTAAATGGAATGAGCTGGAAAAATTCAATGTGGGATTTAGATCAAAAACTTAGAAATACTACAAAACGTGGTATGTCAATTTTAGCTACTAATAAAGAAGCTTCAGATATTGAGGTTGAAGTAGCTGAAAAATATAGAGAAGTAATTAGAGAAATACTTGAAAGCTACTCGTTACATATAGACATGTAATATTAATAAATAAATCATTTGGCTTTTTAAATAAATCTCCGTATATTTATAACATATGAGAAAACTTATTACGATACCATTAATTTTGTTTAGTTTATTAGGTTTTAGTCAAAAACAAATAGACTCAACTACTGAAAAAACAATATTACCAAATTATATATCTGGTATACCAAATGATATTACTTCAAAATTAGATACATTTGTTAATAAATGGAAAGGTAAACCTTATGTTTATGGTGGTTTATCTTTAAAAGGAATTGATTGTTCTGGTTTTATACAAACACTGTATAAAGATGTTTTTGACATCTTAATTCCAAGAACCGCTTATTCCCAATATAAATCATCTACAAAAATAAGTAAAGATGAGATGGGTGTTGGGGATTTACTTTTCTTTATGAGTCGATCAAGTCCATCAGGTTGGCATGTTGCTGTTTATTTAGGTAACAATGTAATAATGCACGCTGCTAATAGAAAAAGAGGAGTAGTAGTAGATCAATTAACATCAATAATTAGAAAAAATATATATTCAGTAGGACATTTTAAAATAGGATTATGAAAAAAATAAAAATAAAAGGATATTGCAGCAAAACATGGGATAAAGGTTTTTATAAACAAATAGCTTTACTACCATGCCCATACATTATATGGAACCCACTAGGTCATTTTATTGAGACAGGTGTTGTGAAAAGTCTTTGGACTATAAGCATAAACTTTTTAATATGGGATTTTGGTATTCGAATCTATGAAGATTTAAAATAAAAAATATGAAATACGCTATAACATCAATGTACGCTAACCCAATTCATCCAGGACATATTGAATGTCTTAGATTATCTAAAGAATTGTGTGATGAATTATGGGTTATTATAAATAATGACAAACAAGCCGAATTAAAACGAGGTGTACCTTCTTTTCAGGATGAACATTATAGAAAAGAAGTAGTAGGAGCTATAAAATATGTTGACCATGTTTTTATCTCAACAGATAGTGATGGAAGTGTTTGTAAAACACTTAACAATTTATTTTTAGCTATAAAAAACATAGACAGTGACGCAGAAGTCATTTTCACCAAAGGTGGTGATAGATTTGTTGATAATATTCCTGAAAAAGAAATATGTGATTCTTTAGGAATAAAAATCATAGATAGTTTAGGTGATAAAACTCACCATTCGAGTCAAATAATAAGTGTGTTTAAATAAATTTTAGTAAAAAAATTATATTTTTTTGTATCTCATCCATATGTATCATAAATAGGTTGTTTAAAATGGTTTATATATAACAATATAAAACAAAATAATATGAACTTTAAACAATGGATAATTGATTTATTCAAAGACGAAAGAGGATCAACCTCAGTTAAACCCGTAGTAGCATTTACTGGAACATTATTTTTATGTGTAACTATGACCTTAAACAGTTACTCACATGAATCTTTCAAACCAGCAGAATCACTAGTTAATGCTGTTTTAGTTATCACTGCCATTGGTATGGGAGCTGATACTTTAGACAAATTTACCAAAAAATCAAATAACACAACTGTAGAATAACTACATTTAAGAACAGTTCAAGAAACTAATAAAACAGTAATGTTTTTAGGTGCTTGTAACTGTGGGAGATTTCAAAAAAATAATAAAAGATATAACTAAAAACAAAAAAACACATGTTACTAAAAAATGGATCTTCTGGAGCAGAAGTAAAACAACTCCAAGAAAAATTAGGTTTAGGTGCTGATGGTATTTTCGGTGCCGGTACAGAAGCAAAAGTAAAAGAATGGCAAGCGGCAAACGGTTTAACAGCTGATGGTATTGTTGGTGATGGTACTTGGTCTAAAATGTTTGGATCATCTACACCTGCAGCAGCTGCAGTTACAATTCCAGCATCAAGCTTTAAATTAGGAGCTTTAAAAGGTCATATCCCTGATGCAGTTATTGCTCAAATCCCTGACACAGCCGCTAAATTCAACATTACAACCCCATTACGTTTAGCTCATTTCTTGGCACAATGTGGTCATGAATCAGCTGGATTTAAAGCTGTATCTGAAAATTTAAACTATTCTGCAGATGGATTAGTTAAAATATTTGGAAAGTATTTCAATGCATCAACAGCAGCAGGTTACGCTCGTAACCCTGAAAAAATTGCTAACAAAGTATACTCATCAAGAATGGGTAATGGAAATGAAGCATCTGGTGAAGGTTGGAAACACAGAGGTCGTGGATATATCCAGTTAACTGGTAAAGACAACTACAAAGCATTTGATGCAACTGTAGAAGACGATATCTTAGCAAATCCAGATCTAGTAGCTACTAAATATCCTTTAGCATCAGCTGCATTCTTCTTTAACAAAAACGGATTGTGGGCTATTTGTGATAAAGGAGCCGACGATGCTACTGTTACAGCAGTAACAAAACGTGTTAATGGAGGTACTATTGGTTTAGCAGATAGACTAAAACACTTTAAAGAGTATTACGCTCTTTTAAAATAAAGCAAATAAAAAATAAAACATGAAAAAACTACTAGGACTTTTTCTGGGTGTAATTCTAAGCACCTTGACATTCGCTCAATCAGGACCTCCAGCCCCATCTTCTGGAAACTGGGTTATTATTGATACTAACTATATTGTTGGTACAACTACAGCAGGACACTCTTTTGCTAAAATCACTTTAAAGAACACAACTCCTACTTTAGTAGCAGGTGTTCAATTCCGTGTTTTTTATGATAAAAATGCATTCTCTGCTGCATCAGTTTCGTTAATTGGATCTACAACTAACTTAGATTTACAACAACTAGATAATAACGCTGGTGGTTATACTACGATTACTTTAGTGTATACTGGAGCTAGTGATACTTATGACTTCCCAGAAGCTGAAACCTTTAATATAGATTTCACTCATGTTTCAGCTGCATCGTTTATGGCTTTACCATCAATTGGTAATTTAACATTTTCAGGTGTTGCAACATTCTCTAACTTAGCGTCTGCTCAATCAGGAAATGATATTCCTTTATCAACTCATAACTATGGTGGTATTTGGTATCAACCTCATTTAGCTTATCATGGTACATTTACAAACGTAACTGGAACTCCTGCTAAAAACTTAACTTTAGCATTAGAGAAAAAACCTCATACTGGAACCACTTGGTCTCAACATGCAACTTATGTTACTGATATAAATGGTCATTTTGCATTTAATGAAATTATAGATACAACTTTCTATGATGTTCGTTTAGCAATTACAGGTGATACAATGGGTGTAGGAAATGTTATCTCTACAGCCGATGCACAATTAATTAATCAATGGGCAATTGGAGGTGCAACTCCAACAGGTTGGGATTTCTTCACAGCAGATGTTAATGGAGACAAATCAGTATCTATATCAGATGCGTTTGGAGTATTTGGTAAGATTGCTGGTAGAATTTCTGTATGGCCTAACTCAGTACAAAATGTTAAATTCTATACACCAACTGAATATGCTGCTATTAACGGATCTTCAGTTAACTTAGTAGCTACTTATCCAGGACAAACTAACTTTTACTATGACATACTTCCAGGTCAACCGGATTCAGTTAGTTACTATGTAATGGTACCTGGTGATGCTAATGGAACTGGTTATCATATGGCTCGTGTAACACCAATTGAAGTATTAATTAATCCAACCCCTGGTGTAGAATCACAAACATTTAATGTTATTGATACAAGAGTTGAATACGACTTTCCTACTCAAACAGTTGAAGTAAATGTTCCTCACCTTTCAGTACAAGAAGGTAACTTGGTAAACATTCCAGTTACTCTTAAATCAAATGGAGTTGATATTTCTTCAATGCAATTCGGATTAAGTTATAATAATGACTTGTTAGAATTTAAAGGTGTAGAAGCATCTCAAGCTGCTCAAAAATGGTTAACATATATTAATCCATTAGATAGTAGAGTTGATTGGGGAGGCTTTGATAAAACAAATAATGAAAATGTAATCCGTGATGGTGAACAAGTTGTAACTTTACAATTTGTAGCATTAAAACCTCAATCAGATTGGAATACTAGCCCTCTTTATACAACGGAAAAATATGCTGGTCAAATCAATTCTAAAGACCTTAGCATCACTCCAGCAAATGGAATTTTACAAGTATTTAAAATGGTAGGTGGGCATATACTTTCTAACAATACAATGGAAGTATATCCTAACCCAACTAAAGGTCCAATTACAATTGGTTTTAAAGTATCTGAACCGACTTTAGGATCTTTAAAAATTTTTGATGTTAATGGTACATTATATATGACTGTGATGGAAAATAATATTCCACAAGGTCAATACAAATATTCAACAGATTTAGGATCTTTATCTGATGGGATTTATACCGCAACATTGGTTATGGAAAATGGAAAATATATTACTAAAAAAATTATTAAACAAAACTAAAAAACTATGTCAGAAGAAACAACACAAGACCACAATGATGGTACTTGGTCAGGGTTAAAGAAAACAATTATCGGAACTGTATCAACTGCAGTATTAGCGGGAGGAACTTGGGTTACAACAACTCTATTTAACGGTGGAGGAGATAAAGAAGAAACAAAAACAGAACAAGCTGCTCCAGCTCAACCTGTGATTAATGTTAACTTAGAAAACAATAACACTAACCAACAAAAACAATCTTCAGGAGGAGGTACTAACACTATCATTAAAGAAAAAACTACGGTAGTAGAAAAAGCAGCACCAGCAGCACCTGCAGAAAAGAAAGAAGAACCTAAGAAAAAAGACGAAACAGATTCACCTTGGTAAAATTAAAATACTATGAACAAATTTAAAGAAACATTACAAAATATGGTGGGAACACCAAAACCAGTAAAAGTGGAAGATAAAAATAGATTCTATTACATGTTGCAACAAATGCAAGCTAATAGATGGAGAATTACAGCAATCGTATTAGGATTGTTTACATTGATTATTGTTGGTATTAATGCTGGCGTATTCATAGGAGCTACAATCGGAGAAGATTGGAAAGAAATGTTGTTAATTCTTTTAGGTGCCTTTGTTGGTAACTTAAATAAAGTAGTAGACTATTGGTTCAACTCTGAAGATAGAGATAAAATGCTTATCCAGAAAGTTGACGAAGAAGATGGTGCATCTTTATCAAACACAATAGGTTAATATGAAACATCTAGTAACACTAGTTATTCTAATATTCTCTTACGGCTTTTGTATTGCTCAGACTGGTGTAAAGACTGAGCAGTACCAAGCTGAATTTGAAAAGAAGCAAGCAATCGATGCTCTACCAGAATACACTGATACAATTAAGATTCCAGTACAATTATTGAAGATTGGTATCAATGAAGAGTTGTATGAAATGTATCCTGAACTTAAAGATAAACGTGTAGGACTTGGTGTAACTAATATCGTTTTAGAGTACCTTGAGTACACTAACCGTTTTGTATTTACAGAAGATAAATTAGAAATTAAGGAGCGAATGGTTAGTCAATTCAAAGCTTCTGAAAAAGGATTTACTGAAAATAAAATGGATGGTAGAGGTAAAGTAAAACTTGCAAAATACTTTGTTTATATTGAAGTTTATGATTTTAGTGTGTCCGAAGATGAAGTTGTTAAAATTAAAGGACAATCAAAAACAACGCAAACAACACGACTTGGTTTACAAGTAAAATTTGTAGATGCTGAGAGTGGAGAAGTAATTGTTGGATCTGGATTAGGTGAAGCATCAACAGTAAAAACTGCATCTATATTAGATGGAATAGATGATTCAGAAATTAAATTTAACCAATCCACAATAGGTACAACAACTAAAAAAGCTT